TTCTCATGGATTATATACCATTGCATCACCGTTAAAAGCCATATCATCACCTAAAAATTGCATTTGTCCATTGGGAGTAGTTGGCGCACCACCTCCGCTAGTCGTACAATTACCAAAATGACAATTACCAAAGTTTAATTTACCCCCAAACTTCTGATCATTACCACCAAACTTTGCAAATACCATTGTCGTCATTAACAAAGATATTGCCAATATTGATAATAATATTTTACGCATTAGTTTTCCTCTTGATAAATAAGGTCTGCCGTCATAGCAGAATCAGCGTCAGGGTCAAATACAAACCTAACGTATTTTGCTATACGCAAATCAATCACAATATACCTTGTGACGTTCTGTAATGTGGTTACAATATTGGCATCAACGGTCAATGCACCAGCAGATGTCGTATATGCTTTTTGGAATGTTACACCATCAACAGAATATTCCGCATAAACATCCATATCTCCGGCACCGCCAGCTTTATTTTCTGTCAACAGTAATGCGGCAAATCCTACGTTGCGATCAATCTTAATGGCTTCGCTATTTACAGCTACACCATTACTCATATTAAGATTGGTAATTGCTACACCAGCTGAAGTATTTAATCTTTTTGTATTTACAAAGAACATATTTCCATCTCCTTTTTCCGTGATATTAAAATTCCAATGATAACAATGCTATATAACTGAAACACTCCTAAATGCCATACAAAATTACCCGCCGCGCAAACGCATATCGCAAAGAACATTGTCAATAGCGTTCTGATCGAAATATTATGAACCATCCCCCAGGACTGCTTGAATTGATTGAAAATCACGATTAACAGCATTGCAACCCCAATAATACCCGCACCCCAAAACATTTCTAAATATTCATTGTGCGCCTGGGCCCAATATGGACCTTGTTGATGAATGATCGGAGAGAACACATAAGAAAAACTACCAATGCCAAAACCAGTAAATAACGTCTTTGGATGTTCAAGCATATCATTGATAATCTGCGTCCATACATTGAATCTACCGCTATCCTGTAATCCGTGTAATTGAGAAATACAGAACACCGCTAACCCAGTAATCATGAATAATAATATAAATAATTTATTATTCCCAGCAGAAACAAAGAATAACAGGCTCAAGATCGTAGCACCCCATACAATATGGCTATGTGTAAGGAATATAGCAATCAATAAGCATCCAATAATGTAATTCTTTTTTAAAGCGATACTTGGAATCAAGCATAACAACAAGAAGATGCCAAGCGTTCCAGGATGGCCCAATGTGCCAACAATATTTGGACTATCCGCTAGGCTTGAGGAATGTAAATGTTTCACGTGAAACAATGGGTCTATACCGATTGCCTGGAAAATAGCGTATATTGCCATCCAGAACCCGCTATATGACACGATCATAAGCAAACGTCTAATGTTATCATCCGTCCACTGAACGCTTAATATGGCCATTACTGCGATTAGATAGACCATAACTAGGAACAATGCCTTGAAATTCCAAAGGCCATCCACATTACCGCCATACATCAGGTTCAATCCTGACCATTTAGGGCATATAAAAGTCGAAACAATAAGCCATCCGGACAATAATAGGATTAGTTTACTTGGGATATGGAACAAACGACCGCGGAGTAGGGCATAACCAGCTATTGATACAGCTACCCCAAGAGCAAATATGTTCTTAGGGTAGCCTGTATCAAAGCCCCGAAGGACTAGAAACGGTGTTACTGCTAAACCTATGTACAGCAAAAACCGTATCATTTCATCCTTTTACAGCTTAATTAGTACCGTTATCGGTCCATGTGCCTTTCATCTGCACAACGTCCCACATATTAGCAACGGTACTGAATAATGTTACAGAATCACCAGCTTGGCCGGTAGACTTAATAGAATCGCCACCATCCAAAGCGGTGCCTGAAATCGTGTATCTGATGCGATCATTAGTATCAACCGTATCAACGGTCATAACGCACTTAGAACCTGCCGTAAAAGTAAACACTAAACCAGGCGCGGCTGTCGGAAGGATATGCTTGCTTCCACCTTTTCCAGCCGTACATACGCCGGTAGCATCTGTTGAACCTCCGGTATCCGTAATAACCTTACCGCTTTCCGCAGAAAGAAGCGTGTTATTCGTATTGATCGTGGTATAATTCTCATACGGATACTTTAGTCCTGTATCTGATGCAAACACAATGTACCCGCTTGTGCCATCAAAATAACTGGTCGCGCGATAAACACCGCTTGAATTTTGGTCACCGATCGTAGCTGTGATTTCTGCAAATGCCGGAGAAGCAACGGCCAGCAGAACCAAAGCTACTAAAAGACCTCGAAGTGTAAACTTCATTTTAATCCTCCTTCAACAAACCTTCACCGGTCTTTGGGTTATATCCTAAAAGGCGGCCAAGACGCTGATGCGAATGAACTTCATCATGGCTCATTTTTACCCATTTACCAGGGGTTTTTTTAGATTCCGTTGATTTTAATGTTTCAGATAACTCATCCGTTTTTTCTTCTACTTCTTCATTCTTCTTTGGCCTGGCCATACATTCTCCTTATTGTTGATACCCTGCTTTTGCGTTAAACTCTGATTCCTCGTTGTATACCTGCGCTTTTTGAAGGGCTATATCCCTATCATCTAACTCCATTTGCGCCATTTTAGATATAAAATTACCAACTCTTTCATCATACACTAATGGCACTTTGCCAATGGATGTATCCGTTACGGGCGCGTGCTGGGCATCTGCCCCCTCGATGGCATTACCACCGAGAGGGCTTGTCCCTACAACCGGATATTCAGGGTCTATGCGCTTATCCATTACGCAGAAGTACCCCCACCACGACCCCATGCTCTCCAAGAACCAGCCTTGAACCAGATACCAAAACGATTCAATACGCTTGCCTTGTAGCCAGCATTGTCATTGTTACGGAAGAAATCCATCATCGGGGCCATGCGTTCATGGAACTCGATAGACGGATGTTTTGCCTTACCAACGAAGAAGGCATTTTCGCTGGAACTTAAATACGACCATTTCCAGATGTTAGTGATCAGGTCAGAATACGGGTTCACATCATTTAACTGGCCACCAGCTAACTGTTGGCTGTTAAGGATGCGCTTCATCGCGAAATGGTTTGCACCAGGACGGGTTAAGACCGTATCAACATCATTTTCAATGTCGCGATCTTCTTCGTCTTTCGCGTTAGTGTCCGTCATCAGGTTATACACCGTTTCGAAATTCGCAGGTGTAACCGTCAGCGCGGCAACAGAATTGTAATACGTACCGCCACCTTTGGTGGAACGGGTGTTACCGGTCAAGTTAAACAACGGCTTGCTATCATAAAGCAAGTCACCTGATGGGTCAGTTTCCCCAGGGTGAGAACCGTTGAAAACGAAATCACCGGACAATGCACCACCATTGTTAAAAGAACGAGATGCCAATGTTTCTTTGGCAACACGCACTTCACGGCCCCATGTCTTGGCAAGGTCCTTGATCTTATTGCCAAGTTTACGGGTATCTTGGATGGCTTCGAAAGAGAACGTCAAACCAGCAGAATACATCCAATACTTAACGTATGTGGTCCAGCCTTCGCGCGGTGACACGAAGCGGATATCCTGCCCTTCCGCGGTGTGACGGGTTAAAGCACCGGCACCGAGTAATTGCGTTTCTTTGTTACCACCACCATCAACCTGGCTACCAGATACAACTTGGAAAATTTTGTCGTACATGGTCGCCTTTTCCTTCAAACCTTCGCGTTCTGCTTTGTAAAGATCACGACGATATAGTGAAATTTCGTCTGCGCTTAATCCTGGCATTTTAAACTCCTATGTTGATGACGTTTAACCGTCATTTAAAGTTAATATTACACTACACCTGTTTGACCGCGTTTAGAAGGATTGAGAATAACGTCAACCCATTCGTTATTTACCAAATCGCCATCAACGATCATGATCGTATCTTCACCTGACGCATCCAGCTTGGGTCCCTGAATATTTGAGGAAACGGCCAAATCGCAGGTCTTAAATTGCATGGAAGCAACATAAGTACCGGCATTGATCGGGATACGATACACCGCGTTTAAACTAGGATTTACAACACCTTTGGTAGCACCTTCCGTAGAGGAAGCCGTACCTTCGCCGATTTCAGCTTCTAACCAGCCGATAATTTCCGCCGTACCATCAACGGCAATTTCGACACGGCCAGAACCATCAGCCTTTACGAAACGGCCTGATGCCCACTTGATCACTTCGCTTGCACCGATACTCACTGGCAACCAGACATCGGGTCCTTTAATCTTCCCGAAGATCAGTTGTTTACCTGTTTGTAGTGACATCTTAAACTCCTTATTTTAACCCAAACAAAAACCCCCCACAATCCCTGTCCGGACAGTGAAGGGTTTTTTTACGTTTGGTATAATGCCGGTAGCTTATGCCGACATTAACAAATTTTAGTAAATGAATCTCGGATTTTTCTTTAACTCATCCTTAAAGGTTAATTTAAACTCCTCATAAGCCTTCTCATCAGGTTCATGTGGGAACATTTCTTTTGCGCGTTCCTTCTGTTCCTGTGTTCCAGCCCAACCAACAGATGAAGTCGAGCCAGGTACTCGTGGCTTGTTGTTGCCACCACCGCTAGGTTTTTCACCTAATATTGTTGCTTGTTCCTGCGCTTTTTTGAATCCGCGCTGGTACGCCGCTTCAATATCTGCTTTATAACGGCTTTTTTCTCCTCTGGCATGACGTAATAAGTCCTCAATTTCAAAACCTTCACTCATGAGCGCACGAGTATCGGTCTTGTCCAAGATAGCCTTAACGTCTGGAAGCCACCTTTTATCCTCATCAGGAATAGAAGCCAACAATTCTTCCTTACGGGCTACTGCTTTTTCTTTGATCTCTCCAGCTTTTTGTTCTGCCCAGGAACGGTATCTGAATAACTCGCTGTTGGCAATTTCCTCGATAATGGCTTCATCAGTCATCATCTCGGACTTACGAGGGAAACGCTGACGAAACGTATCAATGTGTTTATCAGCTTCCTTGTTCAGATGCTCTGTGCATTTAGCCAAGAACTGTTCATCGCTCATTGGTGTAAATACAGCAGGTTCCGCAGGCTTCTTTTCAACCTGTGCCTTTAGTTTCCCATATTCGCTTTGGGTAGAACGTAAGGCCCTGGCAATTTCTTCAGGGGTCTTATAATTTTTAAGTACCGCCTTAGTTGCCAGGATGTCTGCTTTCGCTTCGGCAAAAGTCATTTTATGCTTGATAGCATAATCATTGATCTCTTGCTCTGGAATTTCCGCTTCTGGATTTTCTTCCTGTTTTTCTTCAGGTTTATCACCGGTAGCAGATTTTTCCTCTTTGGATTTTTCTTTAGGCTTATCCTCGCCTTCTTGCTCTTGAGATTCGGATTCCTTATCTTCCTTCTGGTCACCAGATTGGGATTCCTCGGATTCCTTCTCGCCTTCAATATCTTTTTCTTCTTCATCACCTTTATCAACAGGTGCTTGGTCGTCAATCTCTTTGTAAATATTCAAAACTTCCTGATCTGTAATCCCTTCTGCAATCGTATTGGTAGCTTGGTCCGGCATTGTGTTCTCCTTGTCTTTGGCTTGCTTGTCCTAGCGTTGGCCTATTCACTTCGGTTTTTATTCACTCGTTCCATCGTGCTTTCCAATAACGACTTATTATCGTTACCTCTTGCACCTTCGACTAATGTTACCCGCTCTAAATAATCGTTGCAAATCTTAATTGCAATTTTTTCTAATTCTTTTACTTCCTCAACTCTCATGCCTAATTCAAGCGCAATAGCGAGGTGGCTCATCTTTTTTCCATTCAACGCTGGTCGGCCAATACGCATGATCAATATTTGCTTCATCCATTTATCCATAGCACCGTTAGGAATTGAATTTATAAATTCAGCGAGGACGTTTGCTGTTGATACATGGTCAATCTGTAAAACATTATCTTTAAATTCAAATAACTTTTCTTTCTCAACTGCTTTGTTGCGCGGCTTTAAATACGCATCAACCTGGTCGAGATTATCAACGATCGGATGTCCTTGTGCGTCTTTACGCATTACTTTTCCTCTCTCTTTGCATCATTATCAACATTATTTAACAAAGCGCGTAAATCCTGTATCCTCGTCAATAATCTCATGCAAGTTATGGCATATTTATTTATGTCCCCGCCTGGATTCTCAACAAAATTCTTTGTATAAAGTATCAAGGCATTGACCGACGCGCGCTCTGTCCTGATGTATGCGTCACGATACAGCCTAAAATCTTCATGCGTTAAACACTTGCGCGCAATATCACCAGTATTGACAATAAGCCGTTCAGCTTCATTGATCACATTATCTTTTTCTGCTTCTTTATTGAATAACCTTTTTAATTTAAAAAAATCCATTATTTACCTCCCTGTGCTTTAGGGTCAGCTAACATGGGGTTATAAGCAATAGCCTGTGCTTGTGTGATCTGTTGAGCAATTTTATTTAAGTCAAGGTCTGGCTGGACACCTGTATTCTTAGCCTGTGCCGCCATCTGCTGTAATGCCATCATTGTAGCTTGCATGGCAACCATATTTTGTTGTTTCTGGAAGTCCTCTGGCTGTGGCATCTTGTCAACTAAGTTCTTCCAATGCGGTCCAAGAACGGAAAGGAATGTCTTTAATGCTTCAAACAATACAGCTGGCTGTTGCCTGGCATACGGGTCATTCATAATGACGTTATATCCGGCAGACGCTTCCTGCTTTTCAGCTATCTTATCAAATATAAAATTAGCGGCCCTGGCTTGCACCGTTGTTTTCATAATCATCTCATCACGGCTAATGCTTCCAAACGGGTCAGCACCAGTGATACCCTCTGACTTGCGCCTGATCTTGTATTTACGGTCATCCTGGCTCATTTGATAGGTAATTTGCAACAACATTGTGCAGAAGTCATTAAACGAAGGCAGGAAAACCCTAATATATTCCTTAACACCTAAACCGGACTGTTGAAGCAAAGCTAGTGTCTTGGCGGCCGGTGCGCTTGGGTCAACCGAGCTTTCCCTTCCGCTTGTCAGATCACTTACCTTTGATGTGTCGCTATCATCACGGCGCAACAACTCCATTAAAGTCATGGCACTTCTAAGGTCAAAATTAGGCCATTGGACAAAGCCTATAGCTTTATTAACATCATCAGTTAATTCATCAACAATGATCGGCCTTCCAGCAGTCAAGGTATTATCAGCTATCTGGTTTGCAACCTCTGTTCCATCCTGAACGATCGGCGTTATAGTATTACGGACATAAAGACCATACAGCGCGAGATTAAGCAGGATATTCTGTGCCAGGTTACTGTCTTTGATGTTATACATAACAGAACGACAATCACCATAAAACCCGTATTCATTTAGTTCTACCCAAAATCCCAGGTAATCGCAATCGAACGCATAATACGGATAAAGAATAGCACCTAGAAACTGCTTCTTTTCTTTACCAAACCAAACCTTTAGCTTTACTTCTTCCTCGTCATCTTCTTTTAATTTAAAGTAATAAGTACCCTCAATGACCTCTTGGGATTCAGTTTTAAAACCTTCGGCAAATGTTTCCTTGCCATCCTGATTTACAGCAAATAGTGAATCAACATTCTCAAATTCATCATTCTTTTCTTTCTTTTTTAACTCCCAATACGTATAGGATTGAAGTTCACCGATACAATGTTCGGTTCTCAATCCTTCGTTATAATTACACGCATTACGGACATAGAAATTTTCGATCTTTATATGCTCAAACTTGGCATTGTTCTCAATCACATCCTTGTAATTGACCACAATATCAATCTGCTTTTCATCCAGAAGTTTACGAATATAACCTTTGTACTTTTTAAACTCTGGCGTTTCAGGGTTCTTAGCTTCTGGATAGCTGTTAAAAAACTGCTCTAGGCCGTCATTACTGACTGTAATCCTATTTCCCTGGATGTTATAATTGTTCTTTCCTGTGTACCTTTCCTCGCGCCTTCTTTGCTCTCTACGATATGCCCAGGACAGCTTTCCAATGCCAACAAACTTCTTTAAAGAGGATTTAATAATCTTATCAAAGGCGTTGTGCGGTTTAACTTCCTCATCCATTGAATAGTCAATATAATCAGACTGCTTTTCAGCTACTTCATAACCATCTTTCCTTCCGCTATCGGGTCTTGGTGTTACATCAACAACTTTTTCACCATCCAAAAACGCTTCTTTGATCGAACGGGTAATAGCGTCAACCTTGATCTTGCTTTGATGCACATGAAGATTAAAAGGTATAACCTTGTTGGCTTCCATATCGCCATCATATTGCGCGTCACGCTCTTTCCATTTGCTTGGCAGTTTATTTTCTGTATCGCGCTCTGCTTCGATCGCTTCAAACTCTGCGAAGAACTCTCTGGTTAAACGCTCTTTTTGGTTATTGTCCAGGTTTAGCTTAATACGGTATGATGGAACATCTGAATCATCAGGATTAAGGCGTTCTTTTTCTTCCGGTGTCTGTGGTCTTATGCTGTACATTTCACCATCTTTAATTTCATCTTGTTCCATTTTACTTTACTCCTGCGAAAGAGAACCCCATGTTAGTAGGCTGTTGTTTGGACCTGAATATCTTGCCCCTGTTCTGCATGGGGGTAGATGTTCTTTCTAATGTTCTGAATAAATTTGTTGCCACATACTCAATACTGTTGAACGGATGCTCATAATACCCTTCTTTTTCAGGATATTCATGGACATGACCTACAACATTAGCTTTTGGGTAATGATAACCACCCTCAAACCCCTCGATAATGATGTCATTGTTTGGAGTGTCATTGATCATGAGGGCAGGGCTACCAGCTATCAAAGTCTTTAGCTTCTTCTCAATGATATTCTTGCGGGCTGTGTAATTGGTCTGTGGCGTATTAGACGGTAATGACCGTACATAAAACCCATGTTCCCGAAGTATCTGTGCGCTTGACTTCTTCGACTTGTCTGATGTCTGAAGCCCTGCTGGGTCCCCAAAGTTCTTATTTGTATAATTAAATCCTCTGTAATTCTCATTCAGATATTCTTTAACGATCATGGCAAACTCATCAATGATAATATCCTCACCAAAGATATTATCCAAGATAACCCAAACACCTTCAGGTGTAACCTGGTGTATTGAACAATTTGGATGATGAAACCCATAATCCCAGCCCAATATAAGGTCACAATCAGGATTAGCGACAAGTTTTTTGACATGAAGCGATCTGTAAAAACCTTTATAGAATGGAGATCCGGCAGAAACGCTATAACTAATGTCCAATTCCTGCGCCACATCCTTCTCTGTACGCTTTGCTTTAACAGCTTGATACCAGGCTTCATCCTTATTTGGATGCAACCGCCAATGAATAGTGTTCACTTTAACCTTACCCGAAGCGCGTATCCTGGCAAAATGGTTATTCTTTCCATTGGGCGTTGACACATACAGCTTACAAGGTGATGATTCACCACACGCGCGATCAATCTCCTCCGCACCCTGAACGAACGCAAACTCATCCAGAAGGATGCTGTTATACCGGCCCTGGCGCGAGAAATCCGTACTCATGGCTTCACCGGTGATTGATGAACCATTATTTTTATACACTTTCATAAACCCAGACAGCTTCCTATCCCACCCACACTTATCAATAACCCAATCAGGAAGTTTCTTTAGGATATAACGTATGCGCTCAAAATGGCTGTCCATATCACCGATCGTATCAACCAGTTCTTGCTTGCGGGAACCAACCAGGAAGTTTTCATCAAAGAACAGCCAGCGGTAGACATAAATGCTTAGAACCATCCAGGTCACACCCATATCGCGCGACTTCTCGGTTAAACTGTCAACACCGTTTTGGATGTCCTGGTTAGTTTCTGTAATAAATGTTTCCTGGTATTGGTACGGGAAGAAGGCAAGATCAGAAGGCTTCTTGCGAGGGTCATAGGTCCAGAAGAAATTATCAAAAGCAAATAGAATATCCTTCTGGCACATAAGAAATGCACCATCTCTTAATGCCGGATTATCTTCACAATTACGCTGTATCAGCGCGCGCTTGCGAAGTTTCTCTAGGTATAAAATCTCGTCCATTCTTCCTTCCAAGCAGAATATCAGTTATTTCCTCTGCGTTCATCTTTGAAAAATCAATGCTTGTCTGTGTATTAACATTGACGCTCACCTTAACGCCTTCAGAATTTTGACCGTACTTCTTTGGCTTCATGCGTTCAGCTACCCACTTACGCGCATCTACCCGAAGCCTGGAACGCTGGATATGCTCATGGTCCGCAACGATCATCACATGGCCAGATTTAGTTTCACGCTCAACAAAGTCATTAGTTCCGTCATCTGATATTTCTATGATCTCATCAGCAAAGGTATCTACCTGGTCAGCGCGCGCACGGTCATATTGCTCGGAAAACTCTTTGTACTTACTTAACCATGCGTACACCGTATCAATATTTGGCATTTTATCATCGCGACAAATAGAACGAAGGCTCTCGCCGCATATCATACGCCGACATATTTCACTGGTTATTTCTATGGAATAAATTGTAGGTCTACCGTTTGGATGTGGAACGTCTGGCGGTAATGGTGCGGGCTTAATTGACTGCTTATACTTCTTTTTTTTCTTAACTGGTTTTTTAGAAACAGTTTTTCTCATGGCATATTGTTATGTCATGAGAGAATAACTGTCAAACACGAATTTAATTATTTTATATTGGTATTCAAAAACTTAGGGTCTGTTTCATCTGCAACCTTGACAATTCCAAAAACATACACCTTATTATCCCTGTGTATTTCCACGCCTTTTGCTTCGATCATGCTTTGAATAATCCGTTCCACTTCTTCCTTATTGGAATTATTCTCTATCTGTGAAATACAATGAGGAATCTTTAACAAAGCAACATTGGCACCCATAGCCCTTGTAATTCCGCAGTTATCAAAAAGATAGCTGTACACAAAGTCCATGTCCTTGCTTTTAACTTGCTCTGGCTCTGAAAGTACCTGGTCTTGAACACTATCATACCTGATGCGCTCAATGGATTTAAACGTATAAACTAACGAACCAATGATAACGCACATCAAGAAAGAACATAAGATAAACCTTTTATCTTTATCCTGCATTTAATACCCCCTCATCTGCGTATGCCCTGCGCTTGCGGAAGAACCCTTTGTGCTGTGGGTGCCTATGCTCAAACAGCCTTGCATAATACGGCTTCGCGTCATTGTTTATCTTAAATCGGTCATTGTTAGCTTCAACCTGTGAATACCACCGGATACGGTTAATGATCATCTCCGCGGAAAAATACTTCCTTCCCTTTGCAATCACATCAAAGGTATATTTTTCAAACACCTCGAATAAATGCGGATTTTCTTCATGGTATAACTCAAATTCTTCCAATGTCATATATATCCTCCTTTGTTGGCCTATCCCGGTAAACAAATCTAGCCTTACGTACTCTGCGTAAATGCTTATGCTTCTTAGCAGATGTTTTACCGGCCTTATGTCTTGGCCTGTTATTCTCTCTACGTTCTTGTTCTATCGGGTCAAATGATTTCATTGGATGTTTCCCCTTCCTTTGGTTGTTCCGGCTTCACTACGGGCTTCCTGTGCGTAACAATGGCCTTTATAATGGATAATTCCTGCTTTGTTGTGGTCTGAAATACGCTTTGGCGGCCTGGGCCTAGATAAATAATGATTCTAGCCGTTCCTTTTGTCGGTGGCGCATACGCCTGTTTCATTGTTTTCACTGTACCCTTCTTTCTTCGATGATCTTGTTTGCTTCTGCGATTAGTGTATCCGATTTAAAACATTCCCAACTGTTAATTACTTTTCCTGACATTAAGGCTCCGCTATTAGATATATAAATTACACCGCCACACCATAAGCTATTCTGGAATGGTCCTACAATCAATACACCAACCTCATATCCGGCATATAACTTACGTATTACCTTTACCTCAATAACCGAGAACCCAGGATTAAGCTGTTTATTGATCAATTCTAATGCGTGTTTACGTATGTCTTTAAATATAAACATTATACCTCCGTGTAATGTATAACATCACCGCCAAATGCTTTGGCTACCTCCGCTACTTCTACCGGTGACTTAGACTGGTCTAGCTTCGGTCCGCCATGAAATAGGCCAATCTCCCGTTTGATCTGGATACAGTAATCCTCAAATAGCCTGTGCGACCTAACAGATTCCCTAAAATCTTCAGGGATATCATGTAATGGAACCTGCATATCACGACTATATATCAACTGCTTCGTTTGTTCAATATCTTCATTGGCCTTTGGGTCATTAAGGCCATGCTTCCATTTAAGAAAGAACTCCTTTTTTTTGTCTGCTGTTAGTTTAAGAATATCCTCGCGCGTAACACCTTTCTTTTGGACGTATAGCCAGAAGTCTTTATAATCAACCGCAACGATCTGGCCTGTGGAAGTAACGCGAAACTCGTTCATCTTAGCATACCTATTTTTTTTAGATGCCATACAGCATCTTTATATAATACTTCATCTTCTTTTGTCCATGCACGATGTTCCTTTTCATTCCTTCTATGTGCTTTAGTACAAGCATACATAAAAAGAATTGATGTTATTATCCTAAATGGCCATTTTATGTTCATCTTAACCCCAATCGCTTGTGTAATTCTGCCTTTTCTTGTTCAGCCGTTTTCTGCGTTACTGGCGGTTCATACGTAACCCAATCTTGCCAATTATAAAACCAGGTCTTACCATGCGGGATATACTGCGGGTCACCAAATACAACCGGTGAAGATAAGAACTTCTGCATGGCGATCTTAATATTGGCTAGGTCCTGCTCTGTCTTTACTGATGATCTAAAGTGACGCTCTGCGTGCTTTTTACCTAACTTGTTAGGGTACATGGCCCAAAGCTGTTCAAAATCATTACAGTTCATATAATTCCCCCAAGCACCTTACGAACATCAATCTTTGCGTTAAACACATTTAACTCATCCTGGTACACCCTGCGTTCCTGCCAATATCTAATTGAGCAAGACTGTGGGAAAATCTTAAAATTAAGCATATTGTGGATATCATTCACTATTCCAACGTACTTTGTGGTCTTTTCAGACATAAGATACCTCCTTCTTACCAGGTGCGATCACTTCCTCAAATCTAAATCCTAACTCTGATAAAGCCTTAAAATCGCGCGGCCTTAATGTCTGACATCCAGTTAATACAGCTATTGGGTCTGCATTATCAACAAGATAGAATAATTCATTACCGTAGACATTCTTTCGGTAATACCTCAATATGAAATTATCTTTTGGAAGCATATGCACCCCTATTTTTATACCTCGTTGAATATCTCCACTAATGATTCACCCGTTTCTTTCCCCCATTCACTCATTGGGGCCAGCTGTTGACCAGCTTGGTTATACAACAAACCGCACTCACACTCATTGGTGAATCCATCAATATAAACCCATTTACCGCAATCGCACTTCGCCGAAACAAGGCGGTCAAAACGATCTCTTTTGGTGGCTCTGACTTTTATCATATATATCTCCTTAAATAAAAACCCCTGGGAATGAATTTCTCTTGGGAGAGAACCCAGGGGCCGGTCTTTGACCTAAAACTATTTTTTTTGTTCTTTTCATATTACCTCTCCCAAGACATTAGAGAGTATACAGAACAAACAAACATTTGTCAAGAAATATTTTTTATTGATGTACGCGCATAACTTTTGGGTGTCCTGACATTGGCTTATTGCCGCGCATCTTACTTCTTTTTACATATAACTTGCTTTCATAACTTAACGCTTCGCAGTCATCTGTCTTATTGATACCCAAGATAGTAGACTTGCTTCTTGCACCGATACGTCTTTTCAAGTATTTTCCCATCGCCTTATATGATCTCATGGCCGCCTTAAATCGTTTTCTTGATTCTGACATATAATCCCCTTAGATAGTATGCAACATAAGCAATATAACAAATAATTAAGATCATTGACCACACCACCGCAACCGCAGGGGCAACAATAACATAGTCATACCAATGAACACCGCCTTTACCGTCTAAACCACCGCATAGGATTTTGATATATTGGTATGCGACGATAAGTAGGAATATGCACAGGAAGATCATTTATGTTCAAGCTCCCTTATTAGCCAACAAGCACTAACTATAAGCAATATCAAGAAAAATGTAGCTTTTGGATAGTTATTTTCCCACATACCAATACCTACGTTTATGAGATTAATGACAACCACTAAACTGGAAACAGAAATACGAAATGTCCACATATTATTCATTTCCTCCATGCAGGGTGGATGGTTAATCTTTAACATCCCAATCTTTAAGTTTATGCCCTGGGCCAATACTGTTCATATCGTGAATAAGGTCATAGTTTGAATGTATTGGATTCTGATAATCGTGCTTATATTCAGGCATACGTCCTTTGATAGAATGGTTTGGCTTAGACACTCTTTCCTTAGCTTGCTCATAAAATCGTTCATGACAGCTATAACAAAGTCCGTCTGAATGTTGGTCATTAACGCATCCTGTGAATAAGCACTTCATTACTTTCCCTTTCCCCCGCACGTTAGGGGTTTAATCGAATTTACCATTGCCTCTACGTAATATTTTTCCGTAACAATCAGTTTCAGAAATAAGCCTTGTTTTCCAAGATTTAATTCCTTTACTCAATAATTCTTTTGTTACATAATCAATAGCATCAATTAAATCTTTTGCTATTATGATAATTTCCCAATCTAAGTAACCTCTTGAACGTATGCCTATTTTATATTTGCGTTCATTGATTTGCATACCTATCCTTTCTTAGCACGTTAGGTGTTTGATTTAGTATTATCTAATTCAATAGCTTTAATCTTTTGTCTTTGTAAAAAATCAATATCACTATCAATTTCTTTAATGACTTCATCAACAGAATTAAACACCATGTTCTTTGGAATTATTTCAATGGTAAATCGTGGGCCATATCCAATGCCATCAACTTCCATGTTGTAACACCCACTTAATACTGGATGTTGATGCATGATTCTTCCAGTATTTACTTTCATATCTCTATATATAAATTTATTTTCCATACCTATCCTTTCTTAACGACCCACACGTTCATCTTGTTGATTATTTCTTGTGCCATTTCAGTTTGCAAATTTTTCAAGTCCACATATTTCATAATAATCTTTTGTAATGTATTAACATCCGGCGATCGCTGGTCTAGGTCTTTAAGTGCTTCGTTATATTTATGGTTGCCTACAGGCATATCCACTTGCTCGACAACCATGTTGCAGTCATAGCACCAGTTATCATCCATTGTGCAGTTATCATGTGGAGATTC